CCAGGTACTGTACCAGCAACACCTGATAACATTTCTAACCCTGCACCTTTGAAGTCACCCGCCATCATTCGTTGTCCTGCGAATAGCAGTCCTGCACCAAGACCTACAAATGGTATCTTCTTCAGTAATCCTTTACCTAGTGCTTTTCCACCTATCTTAGCGACACTCTTTACACCTATTTTTCTTCCTGCTTTCTTAAGTAAACCTTTAGCTACAGTCTTACTTCTTCTTGCTACCTTACCAACCTTTTTACCTATCTTTGTCTTCTTTAATAATTTCCTACCCATGTTTAAAGCACCAAGTAAACCACCGCCACCTCTAGTGTTTTGTTTTTCTGGTGTTCCTAAACTAGCATTGATGACTGTTGTAGCACCACCAGTCCCCTCAAATGGTACCAAAGATTTTGTTAGACCAAAGTTACCCTCTATACTTGCAACTTCACTTATACCAAAAATAGATGCTAACGAATTAGCTTCTGCCATAACACCAGCTCTTGCTGATGAGTTGGGTAGTTTATTAAGGAATCCGATTGTGGATGCAATCATTACAGATGCACCTTCTCTATACATTGCTTCTATTGCTTCACCAAACTTAGCAACTGGAATTACCAGCTCAGGACCTGCTTCTCCTATAAGTGCTGGTGTTGCTGATCTAACGTATCCACCTGTTGCATATCCTGGAAGTGGGTCGCTAAAAAGAAATTTACCTAGATCAAATACACTTTTACCAAATTGAAATGTTTTTAATAACAAATTCAGATCAATATTAGGATTCATTTCCCAACCTGATGAAGAATTTTTGTCGGTGTCTACTTCTGGTCTCTCAGAATACCCACTAAACCCATCTGGGTATGTATTTCCATATTTTTCATTATCAGATTCTACACCTTTATAAACATCTTTCTGGTTTTGGTTTTTTATTAATTGATCTATTATTGATGGACCCGACACATCTGGCAAAACATCATCTGAAAATTCAATTGTTGACCTGTCTTTATATTGCTGAGTACTCAGTTCTGGTATGGGACTTGTTTGTCCCCCTAAAGATCTGTCTAATATTTCTTTCCAACCAGGTCGATCATTTACTGCATTGTTTTCGAGATAATCTTTTGCATTCGCATTTGCAAATGCCAATTGCGTTGCCCATGCTGGTACTGTTGCATATTCTGGTTGTCTTCTCCTTTTTCTCCTTTTTCTCCTCCACCTTCTGAGAGGTAAACCACTACCGTCATCTGTCCCTTTTGGTTTCTCTACAAGTTTTTTTGCAGGAGTTACATTTGATGTAGTTGATACATGTTTTGTTCCAATGTAATATCTTTGTCTGTTTCTTAAATAATCAAAATACTGAAAATCTGTCTGGACGAACGAACCCATCGCCTTAGCAAAGTCGTTACTTTTACTCGTAAGTTCAGTTTCTTCTGGGTTGATACTCATCGTTTACGATTTTCCTCTTCTATACGTTCTCGTTCTTTTTGTAAGTGAGAAGATAACAAGTTAACATAGACTTCCCTTTCCCAAGGAACTAAGTTTTCAATATCAGTCAAGCTATATTTATGATGTTGGACAAGAGAAAAATTAGTTTGATAGAAGGTCATCAAGCCCTCTTGAAAGAGGGCTATGCGAAAAAATCTGCTAACCCTTCTATAACTACAGGGTTTACTACCTTAGTCTTAGGATTCTTTACCTTCAATTCATGTCTAAGGGTTGGCATAGTGTTGAAAAAGTTTTGAATGTTATCGAACTGTTCGCTTGTAAGTTTCTCAACCCATTCTTTTGCTTCTTCAAAAGTAAATGATCCAGAGTCGTCTTCACCAACATATACTCTTTTGATACATTTAGCTACTAGATCATAAGGATCTACTTTTTTATTTGCAAAGTTAACAGCAGCAAAGTAGTCTAAGTCTGGATATTTCATCTCGACAGTGATATCTTCAGTCAACTTAATAACATTTTTATGTCCTTTTGGAAAGTTTACTTTGACGTCATCAACTAAGAATGACACGTTAACTTCAGTTTCACCATCATCAGCACATGTTACTTTAAGTTCTATCTCTTCACTGATTGATCTAGCACGTATCTGTAAGAATATGTATTCTATATCAAACAACGCTAGGTCATCAAATACGATTTTAGTTTGTATACAACTCCTCAATACCTTAGTGATTGCATCTAAGGTTTGTTCTTGATCGTTATTCTCTAGAGCAATTATTAATAATTTTTGCTCTTTGACTAAGAATGGACGATATTTAATTTTCTTTTTTGTAGAAGGCACCGTCAACGTATACGTTGGCGTAACAATTTCAGGTAATGGCATGATTTAATTCGCAGAATTAGGTATAGGTGTTTTTGGTAATTTTAAGTGACTATACTCATAGTAAAATCCAACACTAACTTTTACAAGTTGTGCAGGACCTGCTGAATATGGTATAGATGATACAGTATAAGGGTATGCTTTGAACAAATGTGCTTCCCAGACGTCTTTTAGATCTCCTTGTTTTGGTTCCTTTGGGTTTTGGACTCCTTGACTCTTACCATTATACTTCTCTAACTTCTTTATGTCAAGTCTACAAGCATAGTTATCATAGTATCTCTGAGCAAATACTCTTTGGTCTGCGAGGTCTTCACGATATATGTTTGCCTTTTGTTCTACGTGACCCATGGTGTAATCTTGCCAAGCACGAAAAAACTTTAATGGCATAGACTCAGCATCCATATAGAAACTGATATCTAGTTCATTATACACTTTAGCTGCAGCTATTTTTTGGGTAATACCTTTGTGTACTGATTTTATATCAGTAGCAGAGTATGTAACACCTGGTAATTGTATTTCATTACACAGCAGTCGAAGTTCTTCTGCGTTCGCATCAAATCCAATATTGTCCTTTAGATACGTTTGAAAGGTATATCCCTCTGAATTATTAGGTTGTTGTATATTAAACGAATATAGATTAGATGCAGATATGCCACCTTTCTTATCTAATATCTTTTTAATAAAGGTACTAACCCCAGTTGCGGTTGTCATAAATAGTCCTTATGGTGTGACCATACCTTATTTATGCCAAGTTACAAAGGAAAATACAGAGTAAGAAATTACAAGAAGTATAAAGGTGATCCTACAGGTGTAGTGTACCGTTCTTTGTGGGAACGAAAGTTCATGGACTGGTGCGATAAAACTCCTAGAGTTTTGCAATGGTGGTCTGAAGAGATTGCTATCCCATACTATGATCCAGTACAAAAGAAATGGCGTAGATATTTCCCAGACTTCTGGGTAAAGGTCAAAGAAGCAAACGGAAGTATAAAATCATATCTTATTGAGGTTAAACCAAAAAGACAGGTCGATGGTCCTAAACCTCAGAAGCGTAAGACAAAGAAGTATCTGAACGAAGTTTTTACTTACGCAACTAACACAGCAAAATGGAAGGCAGCACATGACTATTGCAACGACAGGCTCTGGGAGTTCAAACTCATCACTGAACGGGAACTCAAGATTTGATAGTTTAATGTCGCAAGTAAAAGGCAGCACGATAACCAAAGATAGATTGAGAGACGAGATATTTAATATACTGTTAGATGATGCAGTAGAGTCACCATCAGAAGGTAAGTGGTACATGTTTGAATATGATCCAAAATTTAAAGACAGACTCGTAGAATGGGATCAATATCCATTAATATTTTACTTAGAAGGTAAAGGAAGTAACGTTATCGGTGCAAATATGCACTATATAAGTTCAAATGCTCGTCTAAGTGCCATAAATAGAAAAAAGTTCCCTAAAAGTTCTTTACGTCAATATATTCCGAAGAATGCTGATAGCATCTTCTTTGAAATCCAAGAGAGTGAGGTGCAACTATTGAGTTTATTACCTCTAGAAAAATTCCACCATAAGAATTAATGTCATTATCATACCCAGAAGGACTAAATGAAATACCATATGCTTCTTTTTTAAGTATTAGAAGATATGAGTATTCTGCTGCTATGAAGAAAGCTGCTCAAGATCAGAATGATGCTTTGGGTGCTATTCAAGATAGAGATTTTTTGACAGGTGACAATGGTTTGATTACAAAAGCAGTAGGAGTTGTTGCAGGATTAACAGGTGCTAATGATGCACGTGGTGAAGCTGGCACTATTGCGGAGGGAACTACAACATTCAATGCACCTGGCTTGTCTAACATAGGTCCTAATTTATTAGGAGCTGATATAACAACGAAAGATGGTGAGAAGATTAATGCACAGAAAATAATAGAACAAAAGAAGGAAGCAATTAATAAGTTTAGATCAGGGTTGAAAAGCGAAACATGTCACTTACCCATGCCTAATGAGTTTCAGTATTCATATGGTGCTGAGTGGAGTAATACATTTAAGTTAGGAACATTAGCACTAATAGCTGACGATCCTGTGGCATCATTGAGAAATCTGTCACTTGGTGCTATTACAAATGCTGGTTTTAGTGTAGCAACTAATCAATTAAGTAAGAATAAAAACGTTACTAACTTTAATAAGAACAATCCAAATGCTGCTGGTAATATCGCTGATGGTATCACAAAAGGTATAGGATTCGCCTCCAATCCTTTTAATGTAAACAGTGACATAAATATGAAAAACGTTGTCGGACTTGCTGGACTTGCTCCTAACGAAAATGCTATTCAAATGTTTGAACGTATGGGTATGAGAGAATTTGAATTTACATTTGAACTGGCAGCAAGAAATGCAGGAGAGTCGGACAAGATAACAACAATTATAGAATGGTTTAAACGTGGTATGCACCCTGCAACAAAAAATGGTAGAGGAAGTTCAGTGTTACTACAGTTTCCAGATGTTTGGGTCATTGAACCAAAATTTATACCAGTTTCTAGAAATACTAACGAACCTAAGAAAGCAATACAGCATCCCATGATGCCTAAGACTAAACTGTGTGCACTTCAAAATGTCCAAGTGAACACGACTCCTCTTTCTCAATTCCAAACAGTTTTTGATGGTAGTATACCCTTGATTCAATTAACTTTGAAATTCAAAGAGACAACTGCTCTCACAAGAATGGATATGGAAGGTGCATCAAGACTTACTACTGAGAATCCTAGATTTAAAAGAAATCCTACTCTTGACAATCTCCCATCGGTAACATACTAATGCTAAAATCTTTACCCGACGTATTATATAATGTTTCATCTAAACAAATAGATGCTAAATTTATACTGGCAAAAAATATTTGGAAACGTGGAGAAATTCTATCTTCTTTTAAAACTTCAATAACTTTATTTGACGAGTATATTGTGCAGAATGGAGAGAGACCAGAAGATATTGCCACTCAACTATATGAAAATCCTTTTTATAATTGGACAATACTCATTGTTAATGACATCACAGATTACTATGCACAGTGGCCACGTTCTGTAAAACAATTACAGGAGTATGTTGAAAATAAGTATACTAACTCTGCAGGAACTAAACATTATATAACTACAGAAGTTACAGATGATAATGGTAATGTGATATGCCCTGCGGGAAAAATAGTTCCACAAACTTTTCAAGTTGCATATTACAATGGTACTACAACAGTTACTGCTAACCCTACAGTGTCAATATCTAACTATCAATATGAAGAAGAGTTGAATGCTAAAAAAGAAAGAATACAAATTATACGTCCAGAAATTATTGAAGATTTTGTTGCTGTATATAAAGATCTACTAACGAAAAATGTTGGTATAGGAACTCAAGTCGGTTCTACTCTTTCTGATATTTCGATGTAAAATATTCATATCCAGTAGGAAGTTGTTTTACTGCTGCTTCCCATTCATCAACATGATCAACATAATCATGTATAGGTTCAGTTAAAGGACATATATTCATACCTGATGCCACATAATGAAATCCACTTTCGGGATGTGTGTACATATTACTTAAATGCATTTCTCTACTATATGCACGCATACCATAGTGCCAGAATTGGTTTAAGTCATAACTCCTATTGAAGCAGTCTTTCCAATATGGTGTGTCTTTTCTTTGTGTAAAGGCATAGTGTATTGCAATAAAATCTGCTGTCTGGTCAAAATCACGTCTAACATCTGCATTATACATCTCTTTCAATAGTTGAGATGCAGGTCCACGTCTTAGTGTCTTAGCAAGTTTAATTAGATTATCATGTACCATAATCAAACCATTAGACTCTAATGGTTCAACAAATCCTGCACTTAAACCAATAGCAACTACATTACTTACCCAAGTATTTTCGTGTCTTCCAATTCTCATTGGGATATGTTTAAACTCTACTTCATCAGTTCCAATATGATTAATGAATTGTTGTTTAGCATCCTCTTTACTGATATGCTTAGAAGAATAGACATAACCTGTGCCAACATTATCCCATAGTGGTATGTTCCATACCCATCCATTTTCAATAGCAGTGCATTCAGTAACTGAAGTTAATTCTTTTGCTTTATCTTTGTAAGGTATATGAGTAGTCCATGCAGAATCATTGAACAGCACATGGTCAAATGATACGAAGGGTTCTTCTACAAATTCACCAATCAACTTGGCAGCAAATCCAGTACAATCTATAAAGAGATCTGCCTCTACCTCTGAACCATCATCTAATACTAAACTATGGAAATTTATCTGATCTATGGTAACGTAATTAACTACGTTAGCACGGATGTGTTCTACTTTCTGGCAATACTTTCTTTTTAAAAACTGACCATACTTGATAGCATCAAAATGGTATGCATAATCTGAATTGAGATCAACCTTACCTCTTGCAGCAATTAGTGCAACATGGTTGATATTCTGTGCATATTCATTGTGGTGCAATCTACCAGTACGTAATTGTTCACTCCACCATCCATTTGGATCTTTGGGAGATAAACCAAAGGGGTAATAAAATGACCCAGAATTTTTTTCCAGAAAATTGGTAAACTTAATGGCATGTTTGATAGTGCCACTTGTTTCTTTTATGAATTCTTCTTCATCTTCTCTTATGCCAACGAAATCTATCCATCGTTGGAAATGTTGAAGAGTGCTTTCACCGACACCAGATATGGGAACATTTGGTGATTCGATGAGAGTGACCTCATAATCTAATTTTTTACAAAAAGTGGTGGCAGTCATCCAACCAGATGAACCACCACCAACGATACAGACCTTCATTAATATTAGTCGTCTTTTGCTAGTTGGGCGAAGTATGATAACGTATCATCTTCTCCTTGATTTGCAATGACAGGTTCTGGAGTAGGTTCCTGTGGTGTGCGACCTTCACTCAAATCTTCAAGGTCTTCATCCGCTACTGCTTTACTGAAGTTACCTTTAAGAGTTGACTCAAGACGTCCCTTAAGTTCCTCGTAAGTTTTGAACTGGTCATCAGCAGTAAATGCTGCTAGACTATGTTCTTGCTTCCAAATACCCTCTAGTTCTTTATCTCCCATATCACCTAATGTGGATGGTTGATCGAACTCAGACTTGTCATAGTTCCAAAATCCTGCAACTCGTGTGATCTTCAACTTGAAGTCAGCACCCTTCCAGAAATCAAATGGATTTACTGGTGTCTCATCTTCAAATGCGGGTTGCATTGATTCCATAATCTTGTCAAATATTTTCTTACCGAAACGATATAAAAATACCTTACCTTCATTACTAGGATTAGCACTATCTTTAACAACATATATGTTGCTGTAATAGTTTAGTTTACGCTTCTGATTACGTGCTTGAGTTCTTTGTGGTGAACCTTCTGCACCAGAGTTCCAGAGTTCTCTGTTAAGATCAGAAACTGGATCTTTTTTACCTAAAGTTGTTAAGGAGTTTTCGATATACCAACCACCTGGTCCTTGGAAGGCATGACTCCAAACTTGTGCCCATGGAAGGTCTTCTCCATCGGGTGCAGGAAGAAATCTGATTACAGCGTAACCGTTTCCTGCTTTGTCCACCTCTGGTTTCCAG